AGTAAAAAGTTTTGAAAACCTCCTACTGAATTATATAAATCACTTTGGATTAATTTCGTCCCTGGCCTACGTGTAAGACCACCTTGAGCTATAACTGTAAAATTAGTTATCTCTGAACATCCATTAGGATATTTCTCAAGATCATTTCTTGCAGATAAAAGGGGAGATAACTCCCCAGCATTAAAACTATTTTGTTGACGCTTCATAATCCCTTAAGGCTTGCATTATCCTAGGTTTGTTGTGTCTGTAGCTTATTACCCATTTTTCACCAGATTCGATTAGCCATTCAATAAATCCCTTCGCAGAAACCATAGCTGGTTCTTTAGTCTCTTCAAGGACAGTATTAAGATTCTTCTGAATCGCCTCAATTTCATTTTGAAGAGATTCAATTTCTGTTTTAAGATCCTTGTTCTCTTTTTCAATTTCAGCCTTTGTTGGAGCTTTTGCTTTTACCTCTTTTTCCTCAATAGGTTTTTCTTGAACCTCTTCATCAATTTCTTCACCTTCCTGTCCGATAGGTTTACAATCCTCACACATCGTTCCAGTTCCTTCAAATTCCTCTTCGCAAATTTCACATACTTTCATCTTTTACTTCCCTTTGTTATACTTTAATTATTCTTTGTAAGATGATTTCCAAAACTGCTGGATTAGAACCTATAAAATATAGAGTCTGACCACCAATAATCATTTGATCAGAACCTATGCTACTGCTTTGTAAAATTGTATAATAATCAGTAGCATTACCACTTTCTGTTTTAACCAGTATATCACCACCTACTGCTTGCATACGAAATGATTCATTCTGAGAACCAGCTAATACAAATTCTTTTTCAGTTCCATCCATTGCAATACGTGTTTGAACTTCCCACTGCCTATTTACATTCATATTATCTCCTTGCATCTATCCATGAACTGCGTGATGAGTTTGGCTCATTATCCAACGCATTAATAGAGAATGCTCTTGATTTTAGTATTGATAATTTATTTTCTATATAAGTAGTAAGATTTGGGTCACCCCCGGTAAGAGGTATCAACATCTTGCTTGCTAACGAAAAGTATAAAAGTTCAATAAACAATGATGAAAATAAAGTGGTATCTTCACTGAACATAATATATTGAAATTTTACTCTTATGTCATCTTCACTTGCACTTATATTTACCGAACTTCCTGCTGCCTCTGTTGTGAGTGCATCACCGGCATCCAAGGTTATAGTTCCAGCGACAACGCTATCTATGGTATAATCTCCATCATTGCTAGCTGATCCTTGTACGGTTATTGTATCACCTGCTTTAAATCCAGCTCTTAAAAAGCCACTATCTGAATCAGTAATGGTATCCGGCCCACTATCTACAAAAGCAAATGTTATACCGTTAATAGTAGGTGTAAATCCATAATTAGTATATAGTTTAGTTCCAATTACTTCGTATATATCATCATCTTCAACATTCATTGCTCTGATGAAGTCAGATGGTAGAGAATAACTACGATCAAAATTAAATAAAGGCTTTGCTGCGTCAGCATCCAAGACTGTTTGAACTTTGAGTTCATTCCATACATAATCACGTATTAACGCTCTTAAAGTAGGCTCCCAAAATCTATTACATAGTCTTCCTGGCTTAGAAGTTTCACTAAGTGAGTAAATCTCATCTTCGCCACATGTATTCAATGCAAGATTATAAATTCCGAGTTTATCTGGATTTGACATAATATACCTTTGAAAAAATAGGTGGCCCGAAGACCACCTTGATGATTATTGTTGTACGTACTTAACAATACCTTGAAGAGTCTTTGTAGCAACCCAACCGGCACCTAAACAAGTAGCATACACGGTACAATCTTTGTCGATTGTTGCTAATGCATTCAAGTCACCCTGTGCAAGTTCTGCAATTGTGTCCTGACCAGCAGCGGCAACATTATCACCGTCAATGAAATAATCTGGATCATCAGCTGCTGTGCCAGCAGCATCAATGAATCCACTACCATCAGAACCTTTAATACCAATATCTAAAATTGCTCCAACACCCATAGCACCATGTTGATATACCCCACCAACCAATTTTGACCCGGCAGGAAGCTCAACCAAGTCAATGGTATCATTTATTGTTAAATTCCCTGTAGGAACTGTGTAATTAAACTCAGCAATAACAATTTTACCGCTTTTCTGATTTGGCTTTAACTTATCGCCATCTGTCCGAACACTTTCTAATTCTACGCTATTATATGAAGACATAATAAATTTCCTTTAGTTATTTTTTTTTGTTAAAAAGAATGGCTTAGAGGCAACCTAAAAGATGGTAAAAGATCACCATCTAAGCCATTACGTAATTTAATTAAGGACTTTCGTCACAAGGTATTTCAACAACTTTCTTTTCTTCAAGACGTGTTGCACCGACACTCATACAAGTATAAGCATACCAAGCGAAAGATCTGTCACTACGTTTTTCAACTTCAGTCTGGATGTCAGCCCATTTACCAAGTCCAATACCTGATTTTGCAAATGCGAAACAAGTACGAATATCGTCACCATCCAAACCAAGTCTTTCAATGTTTATGAACTCAAATCCCATAAAATATGTTATTTCACCATTCACCAAAGCTTTAATAGCTGCATAATCTGTACTTGTAGTCTGAGTAACTGCAAGCAAGTCATCAAGCTGTTGCTGAGAATGAACAAAATACAATTTATTATCAGGAGCTTTGATGTTCACTTCATTTTTACCAAACAATGATTTGGCAGCAATAAGTTTTGCAACATTCATACCTGTAGATGATCCAGATCCACCGACGGTTACATTCAATTTCTGAGTAGATGGAAGAACAATAGGAGTCGCTCCATTTTTACCTGTCATTGCTGTACCGGTTGCAGCTGCAATGATATGATCATCAATCTTACGACCCATGGCATATATTGATTGTTTGATATATTTGGATTCTGGGCTGATAAGCATTTTGACTTTATCAATCTTATCTATGAAATCACCCCAATCAGCGTCGTTTGGTGTAACCATACGTCTGCGATGTGGTGTATCCATCTGTGGTGATTCTTGAAAACGGACTGTCTTGTCACGAGCTTCAACACTGCCCATCTGTTCAAAGAAGAATGCATCTCCAGTTAAATCGTTTTCAACGTCAACTGCCATTTCAAGCATTGACCCTTCTTGCTGAGATAATAGTCTTATATTATCCTTGAATTGCTTTGTAAAAGCTGTAGTAATTTCGAAACTCATGTGTAGCTCCTTTTAAAATTTTCCTTTAATTAGTTAATTCACTTTTTAGAGCTACCCAAAAGCTTGGACTCTTAATGGATCACACGTTAGACCTCTTGCGAGGCTGCCTAATCAATCCAGTTTACTATATAAAACATTTACTTTAGTTAATTCACTTTTTAGAGCTACCCAAAAACTTGGACTCTGAATTGGATCACACGTTAGACCTCTTGCGAGGCTGCCTAATCAATCCAATTTACTATATAAAACATTTACTTTAGTTACAAATTCTTTATGTCTTGGATGCTTACCATTCCAATAAGGTGATGATTTATCATCCATAATGCTGTTTATTTGCTCTTGAACACCTTGTTTAAGATTACCTTCGCCACCAGTTGATAACTTGTCTTCTGACACCAACTCTGACATCTTATGAAGCAATCCAATAACAACATCATTCTTCTGAAGCCCTGCGCTTACAATTTCATCTGACAGTCCGATAAGATTCAGCATATTATCAGCAGCTTGAAGATTTTTATTTGCGTCATTGCCCCAGTTACTCATTAGGGTATTAAATTTTTCATCAATCTGACCTTTATGAGCTTCCATCTGTTCTGAAAATTTAGAAGAGTTATGCTCTTGAAAATCATTGAACATTTCTTGTGCTGCTTTTTGGCTAAGACCATGTTTAAATGCAAAGTCTTTATACCATCCCAAATCGCCTTCAACGAGTTCTTTGAAATCAGGAGACACTTTCTCCATATTAATATCAAACTTATCTGCGCTTTCAGGTCTTCCCATCTTAGTATAAAATTCATTCTTTTCTTCATCGGTGCTATTTTCATTAATCATAGCTATTGGATTTTTACCAATAAGGTTCTGGCTGTGAATAAGCATCTTTGCCATCTGATTTACATCTGACAGCGCAGCAAGTGTTTTGTCTTCTTTTAATTCCGGATTAAGCCCTTCTCTCCAATTATCAGAAAATTTACCAGCTTCACCAACCATTTTTGAGTAATCATAAGCTGATCCAGCATCAGAACTTCCAGCGTTTGGATCAACGGTTCCATCACCGCCTCCAGCATCAGAACTTCCAGCGAAACTCCCACCGCCTCCATCATCTCCAAGGATACCCATTTTAATTCTTAACATCTTAATCATCTTTTACCTCTGTTTGTTTTTCATTTGTGTCTATCCCTGCTTTTTCATCAAGCTGGCCTTTAATAAACAATCCTACATTACGCTGTCCTTGCATCACATAATTATTATACACGTTATTTGTATCTATGCAAGGTTTATCATATCCGACAAATTTCAATAAGTCTTCAAGCACCTTTTCTCCAAGTTGAGTGGAAAATACTTGTTTATATAAACTTGGTCTTTCTTCAGCTGTCATTATGCTATTTGCTCCATCATTTCAAGAGGACTACCTGCCTCAGTTTTCTTTTGTAGTTTACTTGCTGCATCAGCCATTTGTGTTCCCTGATCAAGAGCTTGTTGCTGTTGTTCTCTCAATGCTCTTGCTTCTCTTATTTTCTGAACTTCATCAACGTCGTTCAACCAATTAGTTGGAACATTATTTCTTAAAGATATTCCTCTAGCAATATTATCAGAATTGAAATTATCAAACATATTCGGGAAAAAATTAGCCATTGGTATTAAAAAGTTAATAGTCTCACCAAGTGCAAGAACTTCAAGCTGTTCAATTGCAAGTGAAATCTTACCAGTGAATGAGACTTCAAAATCATTATTCTTTCTTAATATTTCCGGAAGTGGAGGAAGCTTTCCATTAAATGACATAACATCATATATTCTATGCACACTTGGCTTTAATAATTCTTCCTGGAGCCTTCCAACAATTGGATTGAATAATACAAGCTTTTCATTAACCCTTTCAAGAACTTCTGTTGCAGTCATATTCTGCTTATCAGCAAGCATATTGAATAAATCGTTATAGAAAGCCATCTTGATGACATCTATCTCTTCTCTAAGCAATTCATTACCTATTCCAAGCTCTCCATTAGGCTGAAGTCTTTCAGGCTTTCCATTTGGTTGAGAGGCATTGTAATAAATTATAGATCCACCCTTAGAAGAAATATTTCCTACGGTTCCGTTATCTGGACAAAGCCACTGTGGGTTTACAATTAATTCTCCAGCAAGAAGAATGTCTTTTTTCATTACGTTTGCTGTATTCATAGTTGCTAAACACTGCATTGCCGGGCTTCTTCCATATTTTTCATCAGCGTCTTTCATAAAACGAACTACCTGATAAGGGAATGTATTGTAACCACCTTCTTTTACAACGAACTTAGTTTCACATTCAATATAATATGAAGCAAATGGTTTATTCTGTACGTCTATTTTACCAAACTGTCTGTCAGTTCGTGGAAAACAAGCATGTACAAATTCATAAGTTTTATCTGGTTCCTTGCCATCTTCTAAAATCTTTTTCATTTCAGGACTTAAGTTATCAATACCAAATTCCTGTTCTGCCTGCCTAGCGGTATAATTGATTCGTCTATAAACGGTGTCGATTAGACCTTTGCTATTTTGCTTTATGAAAATATCTTTAATATGGAAATTCTTGAAAAATATAGAACCGTCAACCCAATCAGTAAATAAACACGCAGTACCGAATACGCCTAATGACATATAAAGTTCGTGTATTTCAAGTATAAAGTTACTGGAAGTGAATTGATTTCTTATCAGCTCATTTACTGCTGAGAAATATGTTTGGACTTCAGGTCTATTGGCTATTTCATCTGAAGGATGATTTATTTTTTGCCATACTTGATTTGGAGGTGTTAGATAAGAAAAAAGTCCACCGGCAAGTGTTTCATTTGAACGGATTCCATAATCAATATATCTGTTAGAATCTCTACGTTCTCCAGGAGTACGAATAAGAGTAATAGAACTATTTTCAGGTAAACAAAAATCACCGCATTCCTGCCAAAGATCTTCCCAGTTATGCCGTCCACTGGTTTCTCTTTTATAGCTTGCTACTATTTTAGCTGCATCAATTTTTGTCTTTTTCATATTATCCTAGTACAGTCTTTCTATTGGTCTGGTTATTGGATGATCCAAGAGTACCAGCAATTATAGTTGAAGATCTTCCAAACTTCCTTCTCTGACGTTCACGTTCTTTTTCAAGTGCATCTCCAGCCATATCATTAACCGTTTGCGGTGTCGGTGGCGGGGGCGGCGGAACCGATGGTGTACTTCCTCCTTTACCCATTGAAAATTTCCTTATTTATATAACTACAGGACATATTGCCCCTTGTTTGTTTCTTTTGATCATAAGCAAGATCAGGAATTATACCAAAATCTTTAAAACCAAGCTTACGATAATATTTTATTGCACTCTTATTCCATTCTGGAACAAAACCATAAAATGCTTTCATATCGTTCCAATCAAGTAATCTGCCTATTACTTCTCTACCACCAGTTATCAGTATTCGTCTCGCTGGAGATAGCACAAAGAAATGAATCCTTGCTGTTTTATTCTCAAAAGTATTAAGCCATATAATTCCAGCTATTTCTCCGAAGTACCTTGCTGTAAAAACTAGACTATCTAAAAGTATTTCATCAAAGTCTTCATATGTCTTAAGATCATCACTACAAAATACAGTATCAACTAAACAAAACTTATTAAGATATTTCCAAACATATCGTAATTCGGCATCTTTCGCATATTCTAATGTTAATTGCTCTCTCTTGAACATATAGCACCCCTTTTTGCACTTTCAAGCTATAAATAGCATATTTGTTAAATAAGACTTCCTGCCGGGTCTACTTCTGATTGCATTCTATTACTACGACGACTTAGAATATTTCTAATTAATTTCATTTGGACTGCCAGTGCCATTAATAGCATTGTATCTGACATATCACTAGACCAATCATGTTCAGGAGAACCAGTTCTTACACCATCCTTGTCCATCTTCTCATGGTATGCCTTAATGCACTCTATTGCCCGTGCTGAATTTTCTTTATGCATATATATCCGATGAAATAGACTTCTTAAAAGGAATATATTGGCCTGCTTTGAGTTTGTCCTTTGTACGTGTTCAAATCTAAAACCATATTCAACCAAACAAAATGAAATTAAATCCATTCCAGTCTGCAATGTTCTTTGATCACTGTCATGTGGAGCATAGTGTGCCCCATATTTGTAAGGCTTTGAATTAACAATATCGATGTACTCTTTAATCTTTTTACCTTCACCTTCAAAATCATCAATTAGCTTTATTCTGTCATCTACAAACTGACAGAAAATTATACATAAACTATCGCTTCCACGTCTATTACCCATTCCTAAATCCCAGAAGGTATAAACAGGGAATGCCGGGTCATATTCAAAATAACCTACTCTACCTTGTTCATTGGCTAATTTCATCTCTTCGCAGAAATAACTTAATACATTACCTGCTTCAAAGTCGCAGTAAAATTCCTGTTGCACCATCTGCTCTGACATTCCGTCATCACGTTCATCATGTATAGCTTCCTGGCTGATAGCAAAGGTATCATCGACTGTAAGTACCTCTGCAAACCATTTGGGATTATTAATGCCCTTCTGAAGCATATCATAAAGATGGTTCTTACCTCTTGGAGTTCCATTGAATAACGCAACACCTCCATTTTCAGCAAGTATAGGTCTTACATAATCCCATGCTTTCACATTCTGGAGGCTGAACTCTGAAAATAAGGTGGTTACCGGGTTAGTACCTACAACTCTATCACAATCATCCGTTCCAACCATCTGGAAGATTGAACCATTCGCAAATGTTATCTTCATCTCTTGATTATTAACGTGGACTATAAAATCATCAGGAAAATGATCCAAGAATTTAAAACCAGTTCCATCAATACCATCCCAGATAATCTTACGTGCCATTGTTGCTGTAGGAAGGTAGTAATAATGGATTCCTACCCTCTGAGCGCATCTTTGACACATTATACTTGTGAATACCTTATCCTTACCAGCTCGACGATGCCAGACCGCTACAGCACGCTTAATCCCACGTTCTAGAGCAAGTACCAATGGCAATTGATAGAACCTAGGATCAAACTTGTAAGGAAGTTGTATTCGCTTTGGGAGTATCTGGACTGACATAAATTAATCTGCTCTTTCTTCTTTTTTTATTATTTTACAGCACTTCTCACAATAAAATTTATGAACTAATATATTGGATCTAGTACGGACATCAAAGAAAGTTCTTGTTTTCATAAAAATCCATTTATGTTCACATTTTTTATCCATATTACACTCCAGCACACTTAGTAAACTCATACTTGCAACTTTCACAAATCTTACCATACTGGACTTGTTCAAAGATTACACCTGATGTCTTTTCATCATTGTACCATTTACCCATCTTGGCAAGCATCTCAGCAGCCTTAAGCATTTCAGTTCCAGTACAAGTATCAACAATGTTCTCTAGCTTAGTACGGACATCATCTTTATTCATCTTTGATTTACGAGGCTTGCTGATATCTTCAACCTCTTCCTGCTTATCATTCTCCATCCTTTGAGTATAGAGCTGCTTGCAAGCCACAGTAAGACATTCGTGGACTAATCCGGCAACTCGATAAGCTTCTTTCTTGGTTAATTTTTTTAGCCTGTCAACTACTTCATCCTTGATTATTGGATGATATTTCATCTTTAAAGCACGTTGTTCTTCTACGGTTAATACTGAAGGTCTAGCCATTGAAATCACCTAATTTTAAAATTGATTGAATTGATGAAGAAACTTCATCGTAAGATTGTTTCATTTCAGATATTTGAGCAGATTGAACAGAAACCTTCATTGTTAAAATTTCATTTTTCATAATTAATGGAGTCAATTTCTCATTCTCTTTAACAAGCTTCAACACTTCTCGATGAAAACTGGCAAGTACAACAGTATGTCCTAGATATTCACTCAACAGTTTAGTGGTCTTCTCTATCTTGTCATAAAGTTCATCTAATGCACAACTTTCTAAACAAAGCTTTTCTTCTAACTCCAAATTCTTTTGTTTTAGTTGTTTCAGCCTAGAACTAGAGTTTTCTTTAGCCATCCACTTATTAATGACTTCAGATTCTTTCTTGAACCCACGCTTTTCTCTCTCTGCTTTAATTTTAGCCTTCAAATCCTCACTTACTCTTACACTTGCCATCTTTCTCTCCATCTTTAAAATTTAAAAGATTCCAGCCCGGACAGTTCCCTAACTACCGAGTAACACAATCAGCAGCTCTTTAACCGACTAGAATCACGTTAACGTCTATTTATCTCTTCCATAAGCAACCCGGAACGCTCCCATTTTAAGCACAACTGATTAAATATAGATCATATACCGCTAAAGTCCAGTCAACTGCAGTCATAATCTTTTCCTTGGTATCAGATCCAATATTCTATTCTCTGCAATTTTGAAATACTCTTTATCCAGTTCAATGCCTATAAAATCCCTGTTTGTATTCTTACAAGCCACTCCAGTTGTTCCGCTACCCATTGTGAAGTCCAAAACAACTTCATTTTCATTGGTGTACGTTTTGATGAGATACTCCATAAGTGCAACTGGTTTCTGTGTTGGGTGTAAACCTATTCTAT